CTTCGCCGCCATCACCGCCTCAATCTGCAGCGCCTGTTTATTCAATCGGAACCGACCGGCAATCAGCGATTGCAGCGCGGCGTACGCATAGCATCTGGCGTCAAGGGCCTCGTTGCGAGCACCGGCCTTCTTCGTCCACTCTCGACTGACGAAACCTTTGGTGTACCGCACCCGGCAAGTCTCGGCCGTGAGCTGCTCGAAGTAGCCCTGATCGTATTGGTCGCTGATCGGAAAGTGGCAGAAACCCGGTCCCGGCTCGGTGATCTTGAGGCGCGCGTAGAGCGCTTCTTTGGCGGCATCGACACCGATGACCCATAAGGGTCGATTGTCTTTGGCCTTGCTATGCATCCGAGGCCAGATCGGACGCTGTCCGGCTGCGCCCTTGATCGGGTACATCTTCGGCAGCGCCCTCCGGCGCCCCCGGTCACTACAAAACTGCTGCACGATCGGTTGGTGAAACCCGGAGTCCACACATGCCGCGGCGATCTCCATTTCCTGCCCGCAAGGATGTTCGAATGTCAGCGAGAGCACCTGATCGAACCCATCCCACAGGTCGCGTTGCGCCGGATCTCCCGGAAGGACGATGTACGCCAGCGACCAAGACTCCTCGTCACGGCCCCAACCCACGATCTCCATTTCAATTCGATCGGCCTGTAAATCCGCACCCACGGTAATCAGCACCACGCCGGCTGGAAGCATGACTTCCGCGCGGTATGGCTGGCGCCGGCCCAGCAGCTCGCCAGCATCGGTTTTTGTTGCGCCCGCCTGTTGGAACGTCTCGGCCAACACCGTATTCGTAAAGGTCTGCATCCGCTCGGGGGACTTGCGGGCGCGCAAGAAGTCCTTCGCGAGCTGCGACCAGATGGTCCACGGCGAATACAACGCGTTGAGCCAGAACCCGGCTGTTTCGCCATCACCCGCCGCCTCCGCCCGCCACTCGCCGCGCTCCAGCATCGCTGCTTTCTGGTGGTCTGCAATATGCCCTTGTCAGCGTTCGCACTCATACCACGCTTCGGCGGGTTTGCGGTCGGGCCACTTCACTCCGCTCCAGCGCAGGATCTGGAAGACTCCGCAGTGCGGGCAGGGCACGTAATACTTCCGCTGGTCGGACTCCAGGTACGCCTGCTCGATGCGGCTGGCCTCCGCAATCGTCGGCGTCGATACCATCGCGATCTGGCGGTTGGCGAACGTTGCGGTGCGCCGGATCGCGAGATCCACGGGGTCGCCTTCCTCCGTGCCCGCCGCACCGGACGATGCCGACGGCGGATACGCGTCCACCTCATCCATCAGCAGGAACCGCGCCGGCATGGACCGCAGGCCCACGGAGCTATTAGCGCCCGTGACCACGAGGACTCCGCCCGGAAATTCCTTCGCCAGGATTGTGTTGCCGGAATCGCGTTCGCGCGGGTCTGATACCCGTTGAGCCAGCACAGACGTGTTATCAATCAGCGAAGCAATCCTTTGGCGGGAAAACCGTTTCGCAAGCTCGACCGTCGGCTCCACCAGCATCGTCGGGCCGGGCGCATAGTGGATGATGTAGCCCAGCATGTTTAGCAGGACTTCGGACCCGCCAATCTGGGCCGGCTTCATGTAGACTACGCGCGAGAACGGCGACGACGGACTGAGGCAATCCATGATCTCGCGTAGGAACGGCGTGCGAGACGTGCGCCAGCGGCCAGGTTCGCCCGCCGACACACGAGAGAGCACGCGGTACTGATCGCTCCATTCGCCGATCGTGAGTTCCGGGTCCGGCCGCAGCGCGCCGGCGAACGCCTCGCGAATGCCGGCGAGGATTATCTCCGGCGTCACTGCGTGCTCAGAGGGTGCTGATGGCATTCGCTAATGCCTCCAGTTCCCGCGAGAGTTCGGCCTTCAGGGTTACGTGGACCTTCTTTGAGTCGGGTTCCGCGGCCAGGACCGTCGCCAGGCGATCGGGAAGACCGAGGATGCCGTCACGGAGACTCCGCACGGCTTCGGCAATCGTTTTGCGAACCGCCTCGGCCTCGATTAGCCGGCCCTGCTTCGTTTCGAACTCGAGCCGGCGAAGCTTTGCACGGAATACCATCTCGATCGTTCGTGCCTGTCCGAAGCTGGCACCGCCAGCCTGGGGCAAGGAGTCCGCTGTGCGGGACGGAGCCGCCATTGACGGCCCAGCCGGCGACTCGTTCACCTCATCGACCGGCTTGTCGTCGAGGACCGTGTCGGAGGCGCGGACATCAATTTTGCCGCCACGCATCACGAGTACACCGGCTTTGGCCAGTTGCGAAATGTATTGGCGGGATTTTCGGCGGTGCCGCGCGTATTCCGCCTGGCTCATCACCGCTGGTTTGGCTTCGGAAGGCGCTTCCGCTCGTCGACTTGACATGTCAAGTAGCTCGGTTGCGTTTATCTTGCGTTACTTCAGAGGATTAGGCGGCGTCGCGTCAAGTAGTGTCAAGCGACTGTCAAGTAGTTTTTCGGGCCTGACGGTGCGTGAATTGCGCACAAGGGCTACCCGCGGTTTTCGCCCGCGTTTCAGGTCCCAAGAAACGCCGGCGGACCCCTTGGCCCGGTCTTCTTCACGAATTTGCCAGGCAGTCGGTGACCACTTGGCGGAAGATCGGTCGTAGCTTGTCTCCCTTGCCCAGTCGCCGCAATGTCCAAACGAACTTCCCACTATCCAGCCGCTCCTGGAAGCTATAGCGCGTGCCAAGGTAATCGGCGATGCACATTGGCGTCGGATCATCGGCGCGACGCCGGAGCACGAGGCGCCGGATATCGCCCTTGCGCGAGCGCACGGCCATGACCAGTTCAGCGGCCAGTAACCGTTCCACCCGTTTACTTCCGATCCAATCGATGAGTTCCCCGTCTGGGGAGTACAGAGGGATTTCGTTTTGCATACGCGAAGACACTTCGGGCATCAAAGGCTGCGGGAGATGGATTAACGAGCGTCCCGGCGCTCACATGAATATGGGGAAGGTTCGTCGGAAGGTGCGCTTTGCGCTGGCTTACGAACTTGGCCTCTATAGTTATATACCCCGCGTACCCCCGATTTTTGAAATGGAAAACGAAAAATATTTGTGGAAAAGATCCCTCATGCTCTGTGGCGCTCCCACGGCTGTTCGAAATTGGGGTTATAGAAGTGCGAGCGGAAGCCCTGCGGCGGTGGCCCAATGATCTCGATGGAATCAGCAGCGACGGTGCCGATGCGATCGTCCGCATCGAGAAAGCAAACCAGACCGTAATCGCCGCCAAATGGAAAGCGTAGACGGCCGCGCGCCTGGTACAGAGCTTCGTGCGTCCATCCAAGTGCCAATGCTCGCTCACGGATCGCGTTGACGCATTCTAGGGCTTGGTCTGAGACTGGCTGAGTGAAGAAACCTTTGTCATTGCCTGAGGGAGTTGCAACGGGCCATGGCCGAAGTTCTGTCCACGGTTCGGCAACGGGCGGCGCATACCTCCGGGCATCGAGAGTGCGAATTGCTTCGAATAACCGTGGTTCGCCGAAGTTGGCCGTGGCCCAATCCTGCATTGCATTGAACCTCGCCCGAAGATCGTCAAATTGGCTGGCGGAGAGTTTACCGGCGGCAACGGCGCTCTTTGCGATCGTCATTTTCGAGCGCAACCAGGCGTAATACTCCGGGTCAAGGCGCCGATAAGCAGTGTCGTCGATCTGGAGATCGCGCGCGAAAAAAGCCGGCTCGTTCGTAATCCATTGCTCCAGAGACGTGGAGACGTACATCGCGGCAGAGGGCGTGCCGCGGCGGACTACCTTTTCCTCATTCCCGTTTTCGAGTAACGCGGTCATTCAAGTGCCTCGCGTCCCAGTCTGGCCGTGGCGACTGAAAGAGGACTGGGACGCCGTAATCCAATGACAGGAACAAAGTTACGAGACGGCGTCCACGCGTCCCAGTCTGTCCCAGTGTTTTGCGCAAACTCTCCATAGGAGTTTCTCAATACATTCCCTCCTATGTTCCCGGCATATATATTTTTTCCTCTTACGTGTGCGCGCATATGAATATACTGGGACGCTGGGACACGGCCATGAAAACACACGGGTTGAGACTGGGACGCGGACTGGGACGCAGACTGGGACGCGGCCCGAGACGTGGACGCCAACGTCGGAACCCCAGCGCCACGAGTCACTCCGCCCTCCGATAAAGCCAGTCACGTGAGCCCCTCCGACCGATCCGGAACCGTGCCCATCCCAGGGCTCGCAGACATCGTGCCACGCGGATCTTATCCATCTGGGTCCACTGATCCTTCTTCTTCTCCAAGCACAAGGAAAGTACGTCTGCAATGGAGACCGAGTCCCGTCCTTCGAGCCAAGGGATGATCAATTCATCCCAGGGGTCATTCTCGTAACGATCCGCCTGTTCCTCGGCGGCATCCCGTGTAAGCTCCACGGAATCGAGCCACCAAGGTTTTCCGTCGAAGTACAACTGCGCCGCTTCGGCCCAGAGCTGGTCGCGCGCCTCGGCCAAGGCATCGACGTCGATCACAAGCGCTTTACACTCCACAGGCCAGAATCGCCGCGCGCCAGTTTCGTCGCGGAGATACGTGCCATGGTTGACGCTGCCGGCGAACACGCACTGGCGCGGAGAGTCTATGGGCCGTTTACCGTATGGTGGCCGGAAGCGGTCCGATCCCCGGCTCATGAACGCCTTGATACGCCCGACGTCGGAACGAGCCATGGAATCAAGCTCGGCGATTTCGATAACCCACACGCCGCGGGTCTGCAGTGCGGCATCCTTCGATCCAAGGTCGGCGATCTCGTCCGTGAACCACGGCTGAGCCAGTACGCGAAGCGCGGTCGATTTCCGAATGCCCTGCTCGCCTTCGAGAATCAGGCAGCAATCGGCTTTGCATCCGGGCATGAATACCCGGGCGACGGCGGAGATCATCCACCGCGAACCCACAGCTGCCGCATAGGGAGACGGATCAACACCGAGGAAATCAGCCAGCCAGGATTGCAGCCGTGGCGTGTGGTCCCACTGTAGATCCTGGAGGTATTTCCGCACGGGATGAAAGGAACGATCACGGGCGACCGCTTCAACGGCCTGGCCGGTTGTCTCGACCGACACGAAGATGCCCTGGCGATGCAGCCAGTCGGTGGCCAGGATGTCTTCTTGCTGACTCCATTCCCCGGGGACCTCGCGTTCTGGCTTCATCCACGGAGTCGGGCGTTCGAAAACCGTGCAATGGGCGAACTCGTTATGCGCAAGAACACCGGTCCACTCCGGTGCGTAACGGAACGCGGCCATTGCGTTGGCCAGCACGGGTCTAATCGTATTGTTCAGGTTCAGCAGCAGGGCGTCACGCCAATTGGGAGGCTGGTCGTTTGTAGCGGCAAACGCGAATGTGGATTGTTCCCCCGACCCGCGTTTGCCAGCGGAGCGGCCCTTGCCACTCGATCGAGAATCGATGCGAACCACCTTCATCTGTTCCCGCAATGCCGCGAGCGGAAGCCGATCCTTGCCGCACTGATTTTGAATCAAGCGCAGATGGCGCGGTTGGTCGATCGGATCGAGCCGCCGGACTTCAGCCAGAATCGGCTCGATTAACCGCGCGAGGTCCGTTTCCGGCGTCGCGGTAGACAGCCTCGAGATCGCCAGTTCCAGCGGTGTCTGCGCGCCGGAAAGGATGGCTTCGAAATCGGCCGCAGTTCTGCCCGATGCGAAGTATTCGTTTACGTCGATTTTGGCATCGGCTAGCAACGACTCCGCGCGGCGAATTTCCTCCTCGCCGCGGCCTTCCAGTTGCTTGGCGAGGTCTTTTGGCGTGATACCGGGATGCGCGTCGAATCGATCACGCAGCTCCTGGCGTGCTTTCTGCTGCTTTTCACCGAGCGGCAGAACCGCTACGCGCGTCAGAATCCCGTGTGCGCCCAGGACGCCGGCGGTGCGGAGCGCGCCATTCAATCCGGCCTCGGACACCTCGTTGTCCTGGCAGATGTGGACCGTCTTCACGCCGGCCAGCTTCGGCAGCAGGCGCTCCCAGTCTGCTTCCCTAATCCGCACCGTAACCGGCGACAGGACCGGAAAGCCGCGTTCCATGAGCGAAATGCAGTCCGTCACGCCTTCGGTGATAATGGCGCGCTCGGGGCGGGTTAGAAGGACATCTTCGTTGTAGAGAACGTCATTCCGGATGCATGGAGCGACGTGTTCATTGTTGCGCCCGTTTCGGACGGCGAGTTTCTTGTATTTCGATTTCTCCCAGGCCTGATCGGGTGTCCAAGGCGTCTGGCGTCCGATCATGAAAACAA